CGAAAACGTCGCGATGAGTGCATCAAGCTTCGCGCGTCTGAACAGAGGCTCAAGGAGATGGTGCGCGGGCTGATCCATCAGCGCGACTGTGCCTTGCGGGAACGAGATGCCGCCGTGATTCGCGAGGTCACGTGGGCGCTTGCTCACGCGCAGCTTTGCGAGGGGCTGGGAAAGAAGTCGTGAGCCTTGCCATGAACCCAGCCATCATCGCCCAACGTCTGGGTTCACACCACGGGGATGACCCGACCGGATCTCTACGGGCGCGCGTGAAGACCGGATCGCACGTTTTCAAAAGCCTGTCAATACGCTGTGCGAACCGTGTGAGACCACACCGGAAACGTCGCGCGTTAGAAGTCCATTACGTGAGCGGGCTCTTGACAGTTGTGATGGGTTGTGTAATTTATAAACAGACCCGTCTTGAAATGCTTTCGACTTCTGCGGCTCATTCTCGGCATTAGCCAGGAGACCGTGGCCAAGGAGCTGGGCATCACCACTATGGCGCTGAACAACTACGAAGCGGGCCGGCGGTTCCCGAGCCGCTACTTGTGCAAGAAAATGGACGATGGGTTGATCGAGTTGATTGACCGGCGGGCTCTCGCTGCACTCGCGGAGCGGCGCAGTGGGAAGGCGTGAGGCCGTGGCTACATTGGTCACGCGAGCCCAGCGGTCGAGAAGGAAGGGTGCGCCGGACTGCCTGCGCGACTCCAAGACACAGGCTATCGCGGATGAGGCGGCCGAGCGGGCGGTAGCGGCCCCGCCGCCGTTGCCCCCCGAAGACGAGCCGGAGGGCGCGACCCTCACACTGGAGCAGGAGCGCGCGAAGGCGAAGCGCGAGGAAATCGAGAAAGACCCTGGGGTCATGGGCCGGCCATCCGTGCGGCTGTTCCGCATGGTGATGGCGACCGAGTCGCTCAAGGACATCTTTGGCAATCCGCTAAAGGACAAGAATGGCCAAGTCTCGACGATGGTGATGGAGGACCAGGTCACCTACGCGGCAGTCGCGGCGGCCGTGAACCCGGCGCACCCGAAGCAGTTCGAGTTCGCGCAGATGATTTTTCAGTACCTACGCGACAAGCCACGCGAGTCCATCGCGTTGACGGGCGAGAACGGCGGGCCCATTCGGTCGGTGGTCGAAGCCGAGTCGCTGACCCCCGAAGAGATGGCGGCGCGATTCGTACGGGCGGCCCGCATCGCCCAGGAGATCATGGCGGCCGAGGCGGCGCCGCCGAAGGCCATCGAGGCGGTGGAAGTCGGCGCGCAGCCCGCGGTGGCCGTTGTGCCGCAGCCCGGGCAAGTCGCGATCGAGGCCATGCCGGCGCCCGTGCTGTCCAGTGTTCCGATGCCAGCGGTGCAGCACCCGGCGTTCGTCCAGACGGGCGCGATTCCGAGGAAGTAGCGTCGGCGCTTGTCCTCACGCTGGCTGCGTCTTTGGCGGTTCGGGCGGCTCGTGTGGCGTGAAGTGAAACACGGCCATCCCGCGCGGTCCCACGTGGACGACGTACAGCAGCAGGCCCGGCCACGTGACTTCGGCCCAGGGGCCGGCCGACCAGGCGGTCATGGCGGCGAGGTCGTGCGGTGGTTTTAGTTTGCCTCGCATGTCGGCACTGCCTCCCGCGCGACATACCAGCAGCGGTCACGCGCTCGCTTGAACACGCGCCAGCCTGGCCCCATGGATGCGGCTTTGCGTTCGGCCTGAGTTGCGTTGGCGTAGCTAAGAGGCCAATCGTCGCCGTCTTTGGCGAGCACCATTTGCCCACAGCGCAGGCGGTACATGGAAACGACGGTCACGCGCGCACCTCCTCGAACGTGGCGTCTTCGCATTCCGCCTGCGCCAGTAGGATTCTGGCTCCTGCCATGGCGAGGTATCGCATGGATTCATGGAGCGGATTCGCGATTTCATCGACGCGGCGATCCTGGTAGACCGCTCCGACGCGCTTCAGTAGCTTTTCGAGTACGCGAAAAATGGCCTTCAATTCGGCCGCCTGCTCCCTGGTCTGCTTTTCTGCTGCGCTTGCGTTATTCATGGTCATTTCCTTTGCAGGTTCGGTGCCAGCTACCCGACAACTTCGGCCATCGTCAGGCCCGGACAGGACCGCGTCTCATGCGTAAGCTTGTATCCCTGCTGAGTCAGCAGTGCAGCGGCTAGGCTGGCAGTCTCAGCGACAACTGCGTGCCTACTTCGTCGGCCGGAATCCCTTGCATTCGCGCTGCACTCCCTCGATCATGTCGTCCACAATGTGCGGCGCCTCTGCGGTGTGCTGCCCGAGCGTGAGCCCGCAGCGCGCGCAAACGCGGTCCCACTGCCCGTCATAGCTATAGCGGCCCGAGCTGCGTTCCCTGGTTTGCGTCTGCCGTCCCGTCGTCGAAGTTGCCATGACTATAGCTAAAGCAACGCGCGTGCCAGGCGGACGACCACGCGGCCAAAGGTCATGACGCAGGCCAGTCTCAGGAATCTGAGGCGGTTTCTGGCTACACCGCGCAATGAAATCGAGAAAGGCTAACACTTGCGCGCAGTTAGCAGTCTCAGAAATCTGAGGATGAGCAACGCGCTAACCTCAGAAATCTGAGAGTGGACGGTGCGGCAATTGGCGCCAGTCCACGGCCAAGCGGCGCGCATGGCCTGGCATGGCGCCTGCAATAGGTCCAGGTATGTCAAATCAAATCGCCCAGACCATTGCAGACCAGATCGGACGCCGCGCCATGGTGATGATCGGCGCCAAGGACCTGCTTGCCGGTGACAACTACCTCAGCATGCACGTCGGACGCGGCCCGCGCGGCGCTACGCACGTGCGCGTGGTTCTGGAGCCCGACGACACGTACACGGTTGAAAGCATCGCCTGCCGGCACGTGCGGCACAACGGTATCCCCGAGCTAACCCGCAAGGTCATCGCCAGCACCTCGGACATCTACGCCGAGCAACTGTGCCAGGCGATTGAAACCGTGACCGGACTCTACACCAGCCTGTAGGCACGCAACCTGCAAGGACTTAGGATCATGACCACCACATTCAACCCCGGACAGACCTACAGCGCCAGCATGATCTGTGACCACAATTGCATTGTGTCAATTACGGTTGCGAAACGCACTGCGAAATTTCTGACCACGACCGACGGCAAGCGCCTCGGCATTTCGGTCTATGACGACGCTGAGCAGATCTACCCTGACGGACACTACAGCATGTGTACGGTCATCAGCGCTACCGCGCCGGCGGTTATCCTGACTGACTGGCAGCGTGCCGCTCAGCGCAAGACCGAAGTCGAGGCAGCCAAGGCAAGCGCGCCAGTGGTCACGCCGTCAATCACGCCAGCGCTTCGCCTTGCGGTTGAGGCTGGCTTTGTGAGCCGGTGCTCAATCGTCCCTGTCAAGTGCTCGTGTGGTCACACCATGCTGCGCCTTATGCGCGATACCACGCGGACCACGTCAAGCTGTCCCTGCGAAGTGTGCCGCGGCGACCTGACCCAAGCCGACGCCGACGCGCATAACCTGGAGGTGCTGAGGCACGGCTGACCCCTGCCACGCCGGCAGAGTGAGACGGATTAGGCACAAGACGTGCGATGGAATAGGAAGCAAATGGAAACAACAATCCGACAGTTTGGCCGACCGTGGATGGCTGTAACCATGAAGTGCCTAAGCGTGCGGCAGCCGTGGGCCTGGGCCATCATCCACGCGGGCAAGGATGTGGAAAATCGCACATGGGCGACTAGCTATCGCGGGTTGCTGGCGATTCACGCCGGCAAGGGCTGCACGCGCGCCGAATATGACGCCGCCGCCGTCGAGATAGAGCGGATCACTGGCAGGCGTCCGCCGCCGCTGTCCGAGTTGCCGCGCGGTTGTGTGGTCGGCATGGTGGAGATGAACGACTGCGTAACCAGCGGAGAGACCGAAAACGACTGGGCACAGGACGGCTACTGCTGGTGGATGCTCACCAATGCGCGGGCGTGCAACCCCGCAGTCACGCGTGGTCATCTAGGGCTGTTTGAGGTAACCACGGAGCTTCTCTTCCCCAACGTAGCGGTCATCGCGGGCGCAGCCGAGACTTTCGGCTAGCCGCTCGCGCGCCTCGCGACTTTCGCAGATTACAACCAAGTAGCGTTCCGTATCTTCGGCGGTCGCGTCGGCATGGCCCTTGGCGCGCATCTGTTGGCGAGCCTCTTTCGCCTTCGCTTCCGCGACGGCTCGTTCTTCAGGCGTTGGCTCTGGCTTCTTTCGAGTGGCGGCGATGTCTTGCAACTCCCCGATGGCGTTTTGCATTTCGGGAGCCTGCGATTCCAGGGAAAAGAGTCCTGTCCCGTCGAACATGATCTCCAGTTCCGTCACGTCGAAGCCTGTCTGATCTAGGTTAAGTTCTGGCAGCATGGGGGCCAACAAGGCGAGATCCCACTCTCCCATGGCTGCGGCGTTGTTCAGAAAGAGCCCCTGCTCTTTCTCTTGCTTCTCGGTTAGGTTGACCACCGAAACATCTAGCATGTAGTCCGTCGATCCCTCCAGTGCGTCGAGGCACGCAAGGCGTTGGTGGCCACCGACAAGGTGGCCCGTCTTCTGGTTGAAGATGACCGGCTCAAGCATCCCAACGCGCTTGAGGTTGGCCTGGAGCTTTTTCTTTGCGTGAGGGGAAATCTTGCGCGGGTTGACCGGAAGGCCCACGATGGAATCGCGCGAGACTCTCTCAACCTTGAACTTCTGAAACTTGGTCAGGTCGCTCATGGATCATGGCCTCCGCAAAGGGGAACGAGCGAAGAAGGGTTTGCCAGTCCTCGGAGTGGTTGCATTTCAGCCAACGCAGACACGGGGTGATGAGGGCGAATCCTCCCATGCGTGAGTTCTCGTCGCCAAAGCGGATTGGCGTAGGAATCTTGCGTGCCCGCATGTAGCCGAACACATCGGCATCGACCCAGTCCCAGATGGGCGCCACTTTTCCCCCCTCGGCTCCGCGGTCATGGATGCCGTCGACCTTGCGATGATGCAGCCGCCTCGTCATGGAGTCGGTTGCACGTTCGCCGTAGGCGAACCAGGAGATGCCCGTCTTCTTGGTCAGGTAGTGCTCCACGTCCCGCAGCTTCAGCTCGGGTAACTTCTCGGCCGCATCTACATGTGGCCGGAGCACGGCATACTTGGCGATGCGAGCGAGATCCCAGTGCGGGACGAAGTGCAGCGGAACATTCGCGCGTTTGGCCGCTTGCTCGACTTGGTCCTCTACGCAGCGGAGACCCCGACACAAATACATGAAGTAGGCTTCGACATGAGAGAAGGCACGGCAGCAAATATCCAACGTGACCAGGCTGTCCTTGCCGCCCGATAGCCCAACAAGAAGCGAGCCGCCCGACATCTGAGATGCACGGGCGGCTCGCTCTGAAGCTGTCGCCAGCTTCGATGGCATTGCTAGACGCGGCCCGAACCGCCGCCGCCTTTGCCCTTCTTGCCCTTCGCTGCTTTCTTTGCCATGGTGTTCTCCTACTTACTGCCCCTGTAGACCGGGGCCGTCACGTGACGCGAAGTATGTTACCATAGTCGTGGCACGAGATGCTAGCTTCCGCCGAACTCCACGACCTCGAAGGCGCCTACCGCACCGCTGATGAGACGCTGGTGCGGCTGGCCCGCCGGTCGATGAAGGCGTTTTTCAGCTACGTGATGCGGGACGAGGAGACCGGCGCACCCGTCGAGTTCGCGCCGATACATGAAGACTGGCACCGGCTGGCCGACCAGTACGACCGGCTGATGCTGTGGAGCTTCATGGAGTCAGGCAAAACCTTCAGCCTTAGCGTCGCCCGCACGCTCTGGGAGTTGGGGCGCGACCCGACGTTGCGCTTCGCCATCGTCAGCAACACCAGCGGCATGGCGGTCAAGATCGCGAATCAGATCGGAAAGTACATCACGCAGTCGGCGGAACTGCACCGGGTGTTTCCACACCTGGAGCCTGACCCCAGCATGCCGTGGAACAGCGAGCAGCTCACGGTCAAGCGGCCGACGTTGTCCAAGGACCCGTCGGTCAACACTCTCGGAATCGGCAGTAACACACAGGGCGCCCGCATCGATCGGGCCATCCTGGACGACGTGCTGAACCGCGAAAACACGCGCACCCAGTACATGCGGGACGAGTCGCAGGACTGGTACCTGAAGACCATCCCGGGCCGCATGACGGAACGTGGCCGCATCCTCGGAGTCGGCAACGCTTGGAACCCGGACGACCTCTACCACCGGCTGGTGAAAAACCCGCGCTGGAAGGGCTACAAGTTCCCCATCCTGAAGCCCGACGGCAGCAGCGCGTGGCCCGAAGTCTGGCCGCTCGACCGCATCGAACGGCGCCGCCAGGAGTTGGGCCCGCTCGAATCCATGAGCCAATTGATGTGCCAGCCCATCGACGACGCCATGGCGCGGTTCAAGCGGGAGTGGATCGAGGCTTGCCTGCGGCGTGGCGAGGGCAAGTCGCCCGTCTACGCCCTGCGAGGCATGCCGACGGGCCTGCGGGTCTTCTGCGGCGTCGACTTGGCGGTGGGGCTGAAGAAGAGCCACGATCTGACGGCGTTCTTCGTCCTGGCTGTTCACCCGAATGGCGACCGCGAGGTACTGTGGGTCGAAGGTGCGCGCCTCCTCGCGACCGACATCATGGGCAAGGTGCGGGAGTTGCGGGATCGCTTTCACCCCATCTTCGTGATCGAGAACGTGGCGGCGCAGGACTACCTAGTGCAGCTCCTCCAGGGAAGCACGTCGATTCCGATCATTCCCTTCGCTACGGGCAAGAACAAAGCTGACCCGACATTCGGGCTCGAAGCGATGAGCGCCGAGTTCGCAGCCGGCAAGTGGATAATCCCGAACCATGGCGGCGTCTGTGAGCCCGAGATCCAGGCATGGGTCGACGAAATGCTCAGCTACAGCCCGTCGGCACACTCGGGCGACAGGTTGATGAGTTCGTGGTTCGCCAAGGAAGGCGAGCGCCTCGGGGCCGTCGCGCCCGCTCCGCCCACCGGGATCATGCCGCTCCGTTTGAATCGCTGGTGACCTGAGAAAGTGTTAAGGTGTAGCCCATGGCAAGTGCAATCCACAGGGATCCGGCAGCAGGAGAACGACTCGTGAACGCAGTGGCCCAGCAAGACCTTGTCGCCGAGCAGATGCGGCGGGTGGGCCTGTCGCAGCGGCAAGTCGAGCTGAACCAGTTGTATTCCTATGCCCGCGCGCAGCAGCACGACACGTGCGCGCTTGACTGGGACGGCAGCCCGCATCCCACGGCCATCGACCGGCAGGCCATCGTCTCGTCGAACTTCCTGCCGCAGGGATGGAAGGACCCAGGCGGGAATCTGGACCCCCTGCCCCTGCGGTATCGCCGGCCGTCGGTGCCCTGCCACCTTGGCAAGGTGATCCCGGCGCGCTTCACGGCGCTCCTCTTCGGGGAAGGCACGCACCCGCAATGGAAAGTGCCTGGCCTCCCCAACACCGAGGCATGGATCGAGGCCGTGAGCCACTCCTATGACCTCTGGTCGAAGATGACGCTGGTGCGAGACATGGGCGGCGGCATGGGAACGGCCATCATCGGTTTCAAGATCATCGACGGCGAAGTGGTGTTTGAGGAGTTCGATGCCCGCTGGGCGTTCCCGACGTTCGACCCGCGGCGGCCCGGCCTGCTCTCGATGCTGGAGATTCGGTACATGTTCCCGCAGGAAACCATGGACCCGCAGACCGGGAAGTGGCGCGAGGACAAGTTCTGGTATCGCAGGATCATCGACACGAAGAGCGACTGTCTTTGGAAGCCGCAGCTCGTCGGCGACGGCACGCAGGAGCCGAATTGGAAGGACCCCGCGACGGCCGCCTCAATAGTCGACCACGAGTTTGGCTTCGTGCCGGTCTGGTGGATCCAGAATATCGAAGTCACCGGGGACATTGACGGCGATCCGGACTGCCACGGCTGCTACGACTATTTCGACCGCATTGGTGAGCTGGACTCGCAGTCCCACAAGGGCGCGGTCAGGAACGCAGACCCAACCGCCACGATTGCCAGCGACGGGAACTACTCGACGGTCCAGATGGGCAGCGACCAGGTGCTCAAGATGGAGAAAGGTGCGACCGCCGGCTACCTCGAAAGCCAGGGGACCGCCGTGAAGGCCGCGTCCGACGAATCCGACCGCTTGCGCTCGAAGGCGCTGGAAATCGCGGAGTGCGTGATGCCCGACCAGGAAGACCGCGAGGGCGGACCCGTCACCGCGACCGAGATGCACAAGAAGACCGCCGCCATGTACGCGAAGGCGGCCCGCATGCGCCAGCAGTACGGCAGCAAGGGACTCGTCCCGATGATGACCGCGCTGGTGAAGGTGGCGCAGAAACTCAGTACCGCCACCGTTGTCGGCGATGCCATCGTTAGGCGCCCCATCAAGCTGCCGCCCAAGATGGACGAGCAGCAAATGGGCGCGTACCAGCTCGACCCCAGCGACAACGCGCAGCTCAAGTTGGAATGGCCGCCGTTCGCCGAGCCCACGCCAGGCGACACGCTGTCGACCGCGCAGGCGACTGTCTTGCTTGTGGGGAGTGGCATCGTCACGAAGAAGACCGCTACGCGAAAGGTGGCCTCGCACTACAACATTGAGGACATTGACGCTGAAGTCGCGCAGGCCGCGAAGGAAAAGCCCGTGATGCCGGACTTGGGTGCGCAGTCGCTGAGCGAGTTGAACCAAGGGAGGTAAGCAGGATGAAACGGAAGCCAATTATCCGACCGACGAGATACGCACGCCCATGCGATGACTCCGTACCAGGTTGGTGCGTGGCTGAAGTGGAGATCGGACCGAAGGGCGTCAAGTGGGTCGGCACGCTCTTTGAGCCGGTGCTGACGGTTCGTGGGATGAAGTTGATTGGACGTCCCCGGTGGATCAAGCACGGGATGACGAGAAACCAGGCGACCAAAGAGGCGAGACTCTGGAACGAATTGGAGAGAGCCAAGCCTAAGAGGAAGTAGCGAGTGGACCGGCCCGACATCATCCCATGCTGGCAGCATCGGTTAGCTGATCTTCGCCGAACCGTGCGCGATTGCCAGCATGGTGGGCAGAAGCTACGCAACGATGAGGGGCAACTCTTCTGTGCGGATTGCGGACGCCACTTGAACGACGATGGGGGCGAGGTTTGAAGATCGCGATCGACTGGGATGGCACGGTGGTCAGCCGAGACCGATCGTATGCCGATGTCACGACGCCCATGGAGTTCGTGCCTGGGGCCAAGGAAGGGCTGCTGGCGCTGAAAGCCGCTGGCCATTTGCTTCTGCTTTGGAGCGGCCGCGCGAGCCGCGCTTTGCTGGTAGACCCCGAGCTTGACCCCTTCGTGCGCGCCGGCGTCGTCGAGGTGGACCGCCGACATTGGCAAGAGTCGCGCTGGCTTCATCAGGCGCGTTATGACCAGATGATCGAGTTCGTCGAGCGTGAATTGCCCGGCGTGTTCGATGCCATCGACGACGGCCTGGCGGGTAAACCCAGCGTGGATCTCTTCATTGACGACAAGTGCATGGCGATGCGCGGCCCTGCCACGTGGGCGCGGATTGCTCGCCAGTACGGCGAAGAGCAGCCCCTGTTCGACGAGCCCGCGGCGACTGGCCTGCTGGCCCGCCCGGTCGCGAGCCTGAACTTAGTGCCTGCCGGGCCCCTGAAGGACATTCTCGACAGCGTGCGGGGCGAACTGAAGGCCGCCGGCATCGTGCACTTCGAGCCGCACTTCGCCTTGGGGGATTCGGGCTTCTGGTGTGCCGACCGCGCCCTGACGGTCAATATCCCATGGTTTCTCGCCACCGAGGAGCTGCACCAGCTCGCCCAGGCCCGCTACCCGATGCAGTGGAGCGACGTGCTCCGGGGCGTCCGGCACGAAGTCGGGCACGCCTTGAACTACGCCTTTGAGCTGTGGAAGCGCGAGGATTGGCGGCGTACCTTCGGCGACTTCACGGCGCCCTACCCGGATCGGCCCTGGCCTGTGGCGCCCGACAGCCCGGACTTCGTTGAGTACGTGCGGGACAGCGGGCCAGGGTACAGCCAGCGGCACCCCGATGAAGACTGGGCCGAGTCTTTCGCCTGCTGGCTGGACCAGGCGTCAGATTGGCGGCGACGCTACATGGCGGGTGCTCGTCGTAAGCTGGAATACGTGGTCATCATCGCCCGGGACGTGCTCTGCGGCTGGCCTAGCAACTACAACCTGGGGACGCCGCGGGCTTGGCGGGAAGCTTTCAGGGGGCAGACCGTCGCGCAGGCCCTGGCGATACCAACCGCAGAAAACGGGCCTTGACACCGCCGTAACAGTCCGCTACTGTCACGATATGGCACCAGAAGCGCGTAACCCAGGCCACGTCGTTCGGCTGAGTGACGCAGCATACGAACAACTCCTCGCACTGCAGGAAGTTGTCGCGTCGCGGGGCTGGCAGGTGGTCGGCGTGAAGAGTGCCGAGCCGGCGACCCTGGCCGCCGTGCTTGGCATGGCTATCGCACAGGTGAGCGACATGGTGGCCGAGCTGACGGCAGAGAAGAAGGGAGAGGGCTGAACGATGCCGATCATGCACACCAATATCTCGGGGGACTTCTGGAACTGCGACTGCAAGAATTACCCGAACCCCATCGAGTTTTCCTTCTGCCCACTCTGCGGCAAGAAGCGGCCCGAACCACTGCCCGCAATCGGCGATAAGGTCTGGGTCAAGGCGCAGGTCAAGGAAGTTGTCGAGCCGATTCCTGGTGGTGTGCTCACTCAGCCAGGTTTCCGTCTCTTCGATCACGCGGGCCTGTTCGTGCCAGCGGACTACGGCGAGACGTGGATGCGGGTGGATTCCGGTGGAGAAGCGCCGGCGGGGCACATACCGCTGCTCAAGGGGGCCCGCGCGGGCCCCCTTGAGCAGCTGCCACTCATCGAGCAGTATCCCGGACTCCGGGAAATCTTAGAGGCCAACGTCGCTGGGTTGCTGGGCGACGACGATGGGCCGACGATGCGAGACAGGCTGGCTAAGAACATCATCGACCTCATCTTCGGGGGCTAACCATGGGACGTGAAGCGAAAGCAAAGGCTGAACGCGGCTACCTGAAGAAGCTCTTCGACGGCCAGACCACCGCCCAGGACGTGTGGCGCCAGGCTGTGATCAGGCGGCACACTTGCAACAAGTGCCAGGCTCAGGCGACGATGGAGGCCCACGTGTTCTGGCCGGTGGAGGACTTCGAGCGCGACCAGCCGTTCCTGGCGGTCAAGATCGCGAGCGATCACCACGGCGGGATCCCGTTCGTATCGTTCAAATCGTCCGGTGGTGGACGGCGCGACTTCGTCCACATGCCGACCCTGTACGCCTGCGACGGGTGCTCGGCCGAGCTCGAGAAGATGCTGGCGCACGCCCCAAGTTACGTGGTGGTGGAATTCCGCCGCGGGCCCGGGCCGGAGAAACCGCAGGTGCAGGTGTCGTGAAAAATCTCGCTTGTCTTGCTGCCCTGCTGGCATCTTGCGCGACCGGCATCGAGCCACCGCCCGACGCGGGGGCAACTGGCGGGGCATCTATCGGGGCGACGTTCCCAGCCGCCACAGGCGGGGCGCGCGCATCTTCCACCGCTGAGGGGGCAGGGGGAACGGCGGCGGCCGGCGGTGTGATGACTACGGGAGGCGCGGCCGCAACGGGCGGGACAACGACGAGCCCACCACGCGATGCCGGTGTGGCACGGGACTCCCTGGCGAAGATCGACTTGCCCCCCGACGCCTGCACGGTCGACATGTACGGCAAGGTCACGGCGTGCGCAGTGTTTCTCGGCCAGACGCCACCGCTGGTGTTTTGCCCGTGGAATATGAATTGCCAAGTGGCGTCGTGCGCGGAAAACTCATCGGGGCTAACGACGCCCGGAGTTCTGTGCTCGGCGGGTGGGCCGAGCTGCGCATGCACGAGGTGAAGCGATGATCATCGAAGCCATTATTCTCGGGTACGCCATCTATCGAAGCCGCAATCCAGTCTGTTGGCGGATTGTTTGGAGTGGTGACTGTGTCTCATGTTCGGACACGTTCCGCCCGGTGGATCCTGACCGACTACTGAGACTTGCGGGGCTGGGTCTGCCATGCCGACTACCTTGGCCGATTTGACCCCACTTGGTGTACAATAGCCACCATGTCTCTCGCCTCCGTCCAGTTCGCCAAGACCCAGCAGAAGCCACAGCAGCCCCAGCCCGACAAGCCCAAGCTGAACGCACAGGAACGCCTGGCCCTCAAGAAGATGCGCCGAGAAGCCAAGGCGGCGGGGGCCACGCTGCAGAACAACGGTGAGGGAGGACTCGCACCGTCACTTGTGCTTGGGATCATGCGCCGGGACCATTTTCGTTGCGTGAACGAGGACTGTCCCACTCCCAAGAAGAATTTGTCCCTTGACCACATCAGTGGCCACCCGCAGGAGATTGCGGCGGATCCGGAAGCCCGTCACAGGAAAGACCTGAAGCGTGGAATCAAACTCGGGCACGTGGCCAAGATGGAAGCCCTGAGAACTATTTGCGCACAATGCCATGATCGTTGCCACGACCGCGAGCGTGAGATAGACGCCGGCGAGAAACCGCAACCCATGCGAGGCAAAGAGTAAAATCCCGCCATGACGATCACCGTCGGTCCTCACGACACCACATTCATGCCGAGGATTTGCGCGAAGTGCGGATCCTCCTACGAGGGAACGAGGATGCTTTGCGATGGCTGTCGCGTCGGCAAGTGCCCGACGTGTGGTGGCCCACTGGTGCAGACGAGGGGCGTGGGGCACGTCTACAAGTACTGCTCCTATGAGTGTCGGGACAAGGGGCGCAAGGGCATCTCACTCAAGGGCAAGGTGACGGTCGCTTGCGAGGTATGCCAGAAGGCATTCGAGGTGTTCCCCTCACGAGTCGGAGTCGTGAAGTATTGCTCGAAGGAATGCGGAAATGTTGGAGCGGCGAGACACCTATCTGCAGTGGGATCGAAACTGCGAGCCGATCCGGCCTATCGAGCGGCGCAGTCGGCGCGCACGCGGGAGTCTTGGAAAGATCCGTCCAAGCGCGCGACGCACGAGGCAGCGGTGCGCACCGTGGAGTACCGCAAGGTCAGATCTGAGATCGCATCACGACCGGCTTCGATGGAACGGATGCGCGTGTTGGGCAAGACATGCAACACGCACGAAGCCATGCTGCGTAGAAAGGCCCCCGATTGGCCCAAGTGGACCGCTTACGTCGATACGAAGGGCGTCGAGCACAGATTTCGTTCTTCGTGGGAAGCCGACTGGGCCAAGTGGTTTGATTGCCTGGGGCTCGAATGGAAGTACGAACCCAAGCGGTTCGATCTCGGCCCACAACACCTAGGCGTCTACACGCCAGACTTTCACGTACAGACCATGTTCGGCGCTTGCTATGTCGAGGCGCACCGAATAGAGAAAGTGCGACCGGGTGATGAGAAGAAGGTAGCCAAGCTCAGACGGATCGCTGCTGAGGGCATTCTCGATCTGCCGCTCGTACTCATGGGCGAATCCCAGATCAAGAGTATGCGCAAGGCAATGCGAGAAAGGCTGGCCGCGTGAAGGTCAAGATTTTCGTCACCTTCGACAAGCTCGGGGGCAGCGCCGAGGTAGAGTTTTGGACAAAGGACGGTACACTTCGCCGGGCTAACGGGGCGTGGTTCTTGAATGTCCCGGTGGCTGACCTTCCGATCGGCATTCGGGCCATCAAGAGTGCGCGCGTAGTAGTAGACGGCGAGAAGATGGGCACCTGCGACGACATCGAGGTGCTGTTCGACGACGGCGGATCGCCCTATATGGTGGAGTGCCGTGGCCGAGTCGCTATATGAGCAGGTGGTGAGCGCCCATCGGCGCACACTAGACAGACTGATCGAAAAAGGCTCAGTCGAGCGCTTGCGCAACGTCTACGAGAAAGCGTCCGCCGAGGTCCTGGCGAAGCTCGAACGGTTGGGCCGCGGGTCTACCAGCTTCACGGCGCATCACCTCCGCATGGCGCTCGCGCAGTTGAAGGCCGGCCAGCTCTACATTGACGATGCGATGATCGGCGAGCTGAATGCTGCCACACGCGAGGCCCAGGTCGAAAGCCTGCACATGTTGGTACGCGACTACAAGCGCCTTGGAAAGCACTTCACCGGCCACGCGCCAGTCTTGCCCATCGAGGAGGCGGCGCGGTTCGCCGGGGTCATCGACAAGAGCCGCAGCTCGCTCCTGCGCCAGCACGCGACGAGCATCAAGCGCTACGGCGCGGCCGTCATCGACCAGACCCAGGAGGCGATGGGCGTGTCGCTGGCAAGCGGAGAAACGCTTGACGGCACTATCGGGCGTGTCCACAAGGTCATCGGCGGGCAGTTCTTCGCGGCGGAACGGATCGCGCGAACGGAAACCTGCTATGGCGCGAACGTCGCCCATTCCGACGGCATCAAGGAAATCGCCAAGGAAGACCCCGCGATCCTGCAGCAGTGGTGCGAATTTTGCGCGCCAGACGGGCATCCGCTCGACGATCGCGTGGCAGTGGACAGCATCGCAATGCACGGCCAGGTGACGGACCCTGGCGGCGAATTCACGATGCCAGCGACCGCGCCCTTTCCGGACGCCAAAGGCCGCACGAAGGTTGACGAGTCCCTGGTGGGCAAGTCGTGGGCCGTGCCGCCGTGCCGGCCGAATGGGCGCGAGACAGTACTGCCCTGGCGCAAGGACTGGGGCTCGCCCGGCTGGCGCTACAAGGGCGGCCGACGTGTTCCCGCCTAGCCCCGCAGGTGGTAATAGATCCCGTTCTCAGGCGTCTCGCCGGGCGGGAAGTCTTGCCGAATCGTCACTGCTCCCGCCTTCGTCGCCGAGAACATCGAGTAGTCCCGGAACGCCCGCCCCAGCATCTTGCGGGTGAGCGCCGGCTCCGCGTCCAGGAAGCCCTTGCCCGAATTGAGGTGTAGCAGGGATGTGAAGTAATCCTCGTAGGCAGCGCCGACGCGCTCGAAGCTGTTGTTCTTCTCGACCCACTGGCGGCAGACAAACGGATCGATCGGTGGCACGCCGTCCGTCTGTCCCAACAGGTTTCGCGCCGCCCAAACCGACTCCTCAAACGTACTGACCCGCCAGCCGGTGTAGCCGTGAGCCACGGTGTCGGTGTAGCCACCAAAGTCTGTCGAGATGACGGGGCAGCCAGACGCCGCGGCCTCAAGCGCGACCGCGCCAAGCGGTTCGACGTAGCGGCTTAGGCTGAACAGGCCCTTCGCTTTCTGCATGAGTTCGCGGCGGACCTTCGCCGACGTCATGCCGATGTACCTCGCGCCCGCTGGCCACTCAGCGACGAAGCTGCTGGCGTCACCGCGTCCTGTGAGGAAGATGGGGGTCTTGAGTTCGCGAGCAACTTGGATCGCCCAGCGGACGCCCTTGGGCTCCAGCATGCGGGTCTGAACCAGAAAGTAGTTCAGCTTCTCGGCCGTCGGCAGCGCTGGGCCGAACAGGTCGAAGTTGAGCGGTAGCGGTATCACTTGGTGCCACCACTTGTCTCCTCCGAAGTTCTTGTCAAACCCTTCGTGGAAATGCCGCCAAGCGTGCGATAGGTACACCCGGAAAGGCGCATACGCGTACGGCGAACCGATGCCGCATTCGACGACGATTTGAGGCACGTCCTTGGTACAGCCCTGGTGGCCCCACAGGCAAGACACGATGGACGAGTATGGCGCGCCACCGCGTTCGAGCAGAATTTTGCGGACGTTTGCTTCGTACAGGTCCCACTGCTGGGAGTAGGCGTGCTCGCGGCACAGGATGAAGGGCGCTTCGGGTTTCTTCCAGCCATAGAGGATCCGCCACCAGTCCTCCGTCATGGCGTCGACGTGTTCGACGCCTTCGGGCGGCCGGCTGCCGGGCATACCGATGTGGATAACCTCATGGGACGGCTTGCCGTCGGCGTCGCGGCGGTCGGCCATCATCTTGGCGAAGTACCAAACCTGCTCAGTGAATGGACACAGGTTGACCAGGTCCTCGTCGCGTGGGTCCGTGGTCTGAGTATGTGGGAAACCCACACAGATGATCCTCAAGATTGCACCTCCAATTCCACGTGTTTCCACGTCTTGCGAGCGAGGATGTCGTAGATATTTCTAACACACACGCCGAAGTCGGCGGCAAGTTGAGGCACGGTCCATCCTTGGGCGCGAAGCTGAAAGACGGAGCGCACCTTCTCATCAGTCAGTTTGGATCTACTGTGCCCTTCTCCACGTGGGCGAGATTCCGGATGCAAGCGTGAGCCGCTGTGTTCACCACGCGCCATTCGCTCTGGGTGCAAGTGGGACCAATGCGCATCGCCGCGCGCTACACGTTCCGGGTGCCTATGTGACCAGTGCTCGTCGCCATAAGAATGTGGCGGATCACTTTGTCTGCCCTTCGCCATCATGTCCCTGGTATTGTCCTTCATCGTTCCGAGAAACAAGTGCTCATCGGCAACACAGGGCGGATTGTCGCACTTATGGGGGACGTGCAGGCCATCGGGGATTGGGCCGTGAGCCAACTCCCATGCTACGCGGTGGGCACTTTCCCCACTGCCAGCGCGTCCCAGACGGCTGCTGAGCCTACCGTACCCATGATAATCCAGCGCGGCCTGCCATTCTAGGCAAGGCGTTGTCATGCCCGGTCTGATGAAATCGGCAAGCTTGGCCTTCGCGAGGAATCGCTGCTTAAGTCGGTCGAGTACGAAGATGCGCATGGTTAGCTCCATTCAATGGCTGCCGTCGTAGCCCGGCGGACGCCCCTGCCATGGCGGTGCGGGCGGGAACATTGGCTCTGGTAGCTTCTCGCCCGGCTCCATCATCCGCACCTCGACCACGTTGTAGTCCAGTTCGACCGCTCGCTGCTGCGCGCGCGCCGGGTCCTCCCATGCCGAGTCGAGGTGCAGAACGTTGCGGACGATGAAGATGGTTTTCATGGTCTGCACACAATGTCGTAGCCGTCTCTCCCGTCGCTCGGGTTGAACGGCTGTCCCGTGCGGATGTCCTTGCATTCCGCCGAGTAGCCAAGCCAGCGCAGCTCCGTCTCCAAGTCGCGGATCGTGAAGCCTGAGAGACCTAGTCCCCAGGAATTGACTTCGACGACCATGATGGGCCGGCAGCGCAGAATTGTCCCACGCGCGCCTCGCAGGGCCAACACCTCGTGGCCTTCGATGTCCCACTTGATGAGCGCTGGCGACAGACCGAAGCTGTCGAGTGTCACCACCTCGACCGGCACGTCACCGTCTGCGTCGATGTGGCTGGCCCCGGCGTTTTCCTCACGCTTGATCTTGAGCGAAGCCACGCGATCTGACAGGCCGCAGTTGTGGAGCACGACGTTCGGCAGGTCCGCACAGTTCTGCCGGAGGCACTCGAAGGGCTCAACTTGCGGCTCGAAGGCATGCACGGTGCCGGCCTTCGTCGCATAGGACGAGGCGTGGTCTCCAAGGCTGGCGCCTGCGTCGATGACGGTCGATCCTTCCGGTATCAGGTCGAGCACCAGCGGAATCAGTTTGATCGGTGGGCACGACAGATCTGCGCCGAGACAGTGGTGCTGTTCGATCCATCGCGACAGGTGCGTGTCGTCCTTCAGAACTGCGATCGAGCGTTCGCCCGGAAGACCGGGGATGATGCCGGGCGTGTGGATAATCATACTCTGCCCCTCGGATTGGCCAAATAGATCAAGGTGTCTTCCCCTGTTGGTCTCTCGCCGCGATCTGATGGGCAAGTAGCAGCGCGGTCCCTCGGTGGATTCGCAATCCGCCCGCTGCGCGTTCGAGGGCCGGCCTGCTCAGACCCAAGTGCCGCGCGGCTTGGCATGTGCCCTGTGCTTCGATGAGGGCCTTCAGGCGGGTCTGATGCTCTGGGCTCATCTCGGTGTCGTTCTTTTGCTTCATGGTGCTTGCACCATCATAGCAACGAAGTTGGGCCAAAAGTCAAGCTTACATTTTCGTGAGGCACGAATTGTGTTACCTCGGAAGTACACGACCATGACCAGCCAAGTTGACCCGAAGAAGCTCAAGTCGCTGCTGAACAAGTCACAGACCGAACTCGATCCGCCAGAGGACGAGGGTGGAGGTGGGGATCCCGCCGACACTGGAGCGGCCTCGGACGACGGCTCCGACGACGACGAGGAAGAGGGCGGCGAAGAGGAAGAGCAGACGGTCGAGTCGCTGACGGCGTCGCTGAAGGAAGCCGTTCCAACGATCAACGAGATCATCGACGAGTTCCGCACGGGCAGCGACGCGCAGCCGAAGGCCGGCGTCGAACAACTCGAAGAAGAACTCGATGCCGAGGCGGTGCACGGGTTCTGTGGCTGGACCGAGGAAGCGGGCAAGAAGGACTTTCGCAAGCTGGGCGAAGCGCTCGACGTGGAAGACGTCGATGGCTTCGTCGGCTGGTGCCGGGCCGTCCGCAAGATGGAGGAGGAAGACGGCGAGGGCGGGGAGAGCGGCGGCGAGGAAGGGGCGACCGAAGAAGAGCCCGAAGGTGGCGAGCCCGAAGGCGAAGAGGAACCCGAGGCCGAGTGATGCCGGGCAACCTCAAAAACGCCTTGCGCGCAGAGCCCGCTGGCGGGACCGTCAATGTGGATCTGACGAGAACGACGCCCAAGGCTGACCCGCGGTTTATGCCCGAGCAGGCGCCCCCGGAATCTGATTCCGCGATGGACGCTCCGGGCCTGACCGTCACTGGGAAGTCACCCAATGCTCGCATCGCACTACCGGCAAGCCAGAAGCTGCCCAATTTGCCACCGGCCAGGAACCCGAATTTGTTCGAGGCAACCCCGAGGAAGCGAACATGAGCGAAGCTCTTTCACCAGGTCGACGGCGCGCGCTTGAGCTTGGCCGCAAGTTCGGGACGATTCGCGAAGACAAGCCTCGCACCGCCCCTGACGGTCTGACCGGCGGGCGGGGAGCCTCCGAGATGGCGAAGGCTGAGAAACCACTACTCGAAGGCGCGAGCGTGAAGCCCGCCGTCGAAAAACCGCTCCCGTTTCGACGGGGGTAAGGAGAACCAGATGAGCGACGAGAGCACCCCTGTCAAAGAGTACGACGCAAAGCACGGTTCCTACAAGCCCAGCGGACTGGAAGTCAACACGGCTTCTTCGGTGCTTCCGGCGAAAGATAAGCCGCTGCCGTTCAAGTCGACGGTTGGCAACACGAACGCCGACAAGTGATCGGCGGCATCAGTCACTGATTTGAGGAGAGACATTCCATGGCCATCAACGACACCACGACCCACTCCAGCACAGTTCGCGACGCCTACAACACCGGCATTCTGGGCAAAGAGTCCGACGCCAGCCAGAAGGCGCCTCTGGGCGACATCCTCTCGGTGTTGCTCGACGTCGCCAACACGGCCGTCTCGGTTTCGGCCGTCACCGTCGGAACCGCCGTCACCCCTACGCTCACGCCGACGGCAACGTCCGGGGCGACTGGGATCATCCCCACGGCAACTGCCGTAGTTACGGTCTCCGCTTCGTCGGTTTCAGTTGCGACGGCGGTTTCGACGGCCGCCGTTGCCTACGCATCGCCCGATCAGACGATTCTGGCGAACCTGGCAAACGCCAACTACGTCTCGGTGAACCAGTGCGTGACCGACATCAAGGCTCTGATCACCAAGGTCAACGCCGCAGTGGTGGACATCAGCGCGACCGATGCCAAGCTGAGTGCGGTTCTGGTGGACCTCAGCGCCGCCAAGGTCGACAACACCGCACTGGCTGCGCAGGTCAATGCCGCGCTCGTCGACATCAAGTCGCTGCGAGCCTGTATGGCGGCCACCGCCGCCAACGGCACAATGGGCGGCTGCACCGAGCCGAGCCTCACCGTGACGAGCTACCTCACCGGGACGCTGACCTACACGCCGTCATCGATCATCAGCATCCACGGCTACGGCACGACCCCGGGCGTCCTGAAGCTCATCCGCGATCCGAACCACACGCTCTCGACTGGTGAAGTTTTTTGGGATGGCTATCGCGGTCTGAAGTTCTGCGCCGCCGACCTCCTGACCACCTACGACGCCATCTACGCCAAGGCCGACAGCTCGCAGAAGGTGAGTTGCCTCATGGCCTCGATTGCGGACATCGTCTAACCGACGGAGTCAGTAGCGCCACATGAAACCTTTCAGCGGGACACACGCCAACCTGAGATTCACTCAGGGCGCCTCTGTCCCGCGCAACGTGGCTCGATACCTTGCGTGCCCGCCCGTTGAAGTCGTCACTCGTGACGACGGCGACGATACAGCCGGTGACCGCGACGTAAACGAGTAGCTCCGAGGAGCGAGTCATGCCGAACGAAAACCAACCCGATCCGAATCAACCGCCAGCCCCAGGAACACCGCCAGTAAGCACTCCGCCCGTCGGAGCCGCACCTCCCGCCCCCCAGGGCAAGAACGTCATGATCCCCCAAGCCGCATTTGACAAGCGAGTCGAGCAGGCGAAGAGAAGCGGTCGAACCGCCTACCAAGCCGAACTCGACGCGGCTGCCGTGGCCAAGGGATACGCGAACCACACCGCACTGATGGCCCACGTCGATGGGTTGCTCACTCGACGAGCCGCCGCGCCGAAGTCACCGCAGGCCCAGCCGCAGGGCCAGGCCAGCGGATCACCTCCTCCCCCGGTCCCGCCCAAGAACCGCAATGACCGCCAGGCCATGCAGCAATTCGAGCGAGACAAGGCGAGGGCGCAGCGCGAGCGAGAACAGTCCGAACGACGATTGGCAGACGAGCAGAAGCGACGCCGCAGGGCCGAGCGAGAACGCGATGCCATCGAAGCCCGGTCCAACCTCGAACGCATTGCCGGCCGGTGTGGCGTCAAGGACGTCGACTACGCGATCCATCTGTACACCCAGCACTGCCAAGGGAAATCCGAGGACGAGCTGAGCAAGATGGACGAAGATAAATTCTTCAAGGAGTTGCGGCAAGGACACCCCTACATCTTTGGGGAAACGGTCGTGCCCGCGACGACCGGGACCGTGGGAGCGCCCCCCGGCTCTCATGTACCGCCATCGGCCGCGGGAACCGCAGCCGCTGCCGGGCAGGCCGGAACCATCGACGTTACGAAGATGAACAAGGAACAGTACCGCGAGTATAGGCGGAATCGCGGCTACGACCGACCGCTCCTGACAGGCAGAGCAAGCTGAAACTGACGGCCAACAGCCGACGAACACCAACGAAAGAGGAAATCCATGGACTTCTCAGTCATCCAACAGTCGCCCCAGGTCCGAGAACTGGTGCAGCAGAACGTGCTGCAGCGGGAGTTCAAGGACGCCCTGTACCCCCGCAATCTGTTCCGCGGCGAAGCCGAGCCGGTGGAATGGCCCGCCAACATCGGCGACAGCATGGTGTTCACCGGCCGCGGCCTGATGAAGCCGTCGACCAAGCCCTTGAAGCCCGGTGACGAGCCGCGGGCGAAGAGCGTCGAGTATGAACAGTGGTCCGCCCAGCTCCATCAGTGGGTCGGCCGCGCCCCGGACATCTCGACTGTGACCGACCTCGTGTCGATCGCGCGACTGTTCGTGAGCAACGTCCAGGCCCTCGGGTTGGATGCTGGCATGTCGCTCAACCGCATCGTACGCGATCGGTTGTACAACGCCGCGCTGAGCGGCCAGACGGTCGCGACAGTGACCGCGACTTCGGGCCACACCATCACGGTGGCGCGCTTGAACGGTTTCACGACCGCGCGGCGCCCCGACCTGTCGACTGGATCGACGGTCAAGTTCGACACCGTGTCGAGCAACAACCCGCTGATCGCCTACACCAAGCACGCCTCCGGCGCCACGCTGACCCTCACCATCACGGGCTTCACCCCGACCTACACGGGCGACGAAACCGGGCCAGGCACCCTGACGGTTGCCGAAACCTTGAGCGGGAGCAACGTCACGGCGCGGGATCCGATCTGGACCGCTGACGCCAGCTTCATCAACCGCGCGGGCGCTGGCCTGAGCGTCGATGCCGTCACGAGCACGGGCCACGGCTTCACGTTCGACCTGTACCGCAGTTCGGTGGGCCACATGGCGGACAACAACGTGCCGAAGATGTCTGACGGCTTCTACCACGCGCACTTCAACAACTACTCCAAGGGCCAACTGTTCAGCAGCGACGAGAGCCAGCGGCTCTTGACCAGCTTGCCGGACTACTACTGGTACAAGGAGTTCACGATCGGCGAGGTGCTGGGTGGCCTGGTGTTCGAGGACACCGAGACCCCGCAGGCGTCGAACGTCCAAGGTGGCACCTCCAACGTGTACGACGGCTCCGACACCGGCGAAGCGTTCGGCGGCGAGATGTACAACTACACCAGCGACCTCATCCAACGCCCGATCTTCATCGGCGCCGAAGCGGTCTACGAATACTACCGGCCCCTCGGCGGTCTCGTGACTGAGGCCGGCGTCAACGGGCAGGTGGGTGAGTTCACCGGCCTGACCAACAACGGCATCGAGGTGAATGTGGATCGCGTGCAGGTCTACCTGCGAGCGCCCGTGAACGTGACGGGCGACATCGTGACGTCGGTGTGGAAGAGCGTGATGGATTGGCCCTGCCGAACCGACGTGCTCACCGGCGACAGCGCCAGGTTTAAGCGGTGCGTCGTGGTGGAACATATCTAGCGAAACGCGCGTCACAGCCTGAGAAGGAAATGTGCTTTTCCCGCGACTATCCCGACACGACGAGCGCACCGGCGCCACGGGATAGTCGCGCCTCAGTTTTGCCCTTCGGGGCAATTAAAGGGCCTGGAGCTTCGGCTCGTAAACACACGCGGTCGTGTCGCTGTGTTCTGGCCCGCCGGCATGGTGGCGGCGCTTCGGTGCTTGCCCATACGAACGTGCCGGTTCATGTCCGCGCTGGTCGCCCGATTGTGACGGGATTGCGCTTGCCCGCTTTGGTCAGTGGACATTCGCGCCCATCTATGACGGCGAACTCAACCGAGCTTTGTGCTCTGGATGAGTTGTTGCGCGGCTATCGGGAGACGCCAACCCTGGCCCTTGGCCATGGAACCGCGTCGCCCTCTGGCGGCCCCACTTCTAGAGAGTGGTCGGTGGCTTCGGCCATGACTCTGGACTCGCGCTCAAGCAGATCCCATCAGCGTGGGTTAAACGCTGTCACTGCTAGTGCCTGAGTCCGGTGCCCCGCCTCTTTTTGACCAACAGGAGAATCCGATGAGCCTGATGAGCGACAGAGCAGCAGCGAAGCAAAAGGATGCCAAGCCGGCGTCAGTGAAAGCTCAGGAACCGCCGGCCGCTCCGGTAGTCTCTCCTCCGCCACCCGTAGATCCGGTGGCAGCCTTCGCCGTGACGGCCGAGGAGTTCTCTGCCAAGGATGCGCCCATCGAAGCGCTCGACATCGTGGTGCCTCCGCCGGAGGCGCTAGCCCCGAAGGTCGCGCTTGCTCCTACCCGTCGCGTGCGCGTGCTGGCGGACGGCAAGGTGTTGCTGGGTGCTTGCATGCACAGATTCCGCGCAGGCAACGTTCTGGACGCCAATCAGTACGATAACCACGTGTTCGGCCAACTCCTGAAGGCCCTCAAGACGGAGCCGATCGAGAACTGACGATGGCCCTCACGCTTTCAGAGAAGGCCCGTGTCCGCTACCACTTCGGCTATCCGAATACGTCGATGAATGCTTCTCTGTCGATTGGGATCCCGCTGGACACGCAGTTCATGTTTTTGCTGGACCGGGCGATGAACCTGATTCTGCCGGAAGCGGAAGAGACCGTGCGGATGCTGATCGGACGGCTCGACCAGACTGACGATGCGATCTTCCAATGCCAGCTCCGAATGCAGGTCAGCAAGGTCGACGGAATCGAACTGCGGGCCGACGAAATGGATGCGCTTGAAAACGCCTACTACGGGCAGGCCACGCGCCTGGCTGACATGCTGCACACGCCGCTGTACCCGTTCTCGGCTCGATTCCAGGGCAGGGGCGGGGTGACGAGCGCGCCCCAAACCGGAATGGTCGCGAGGCACTGATGTCAACGCCCATCATCGTCAACCACGCAGGAGTCGCGGTCGGGACCAGCTCGGGCGGCTCGTTCGGCTGCGGCCCGTTCGACACCAGCTTCAACGCGACCTATGCGGCGCAGAAGAGTGGCCAGGACGATGTGGTGAGCGCGACCTTGGGGGCCCCCCTCGTGCTGCC